TGGGTGGTTGTGGATGTCTAACTCCGGTCTGGAGAAGGACGTGCTTAAGGCAAAGATCGCCAACACAGAGTTGATGGCGGTGCTGGATAAGCAGAATGCGCAGGTCTCTCAATTTGAGAATAACGCCAAGCAGCGCAAGGTTGTCGCAGTGAAGGCTATGGCTGCAGCAAAGGTGATCGATAAGGCTCACGTTAATAGATCAAACCGTATTCTTCTTACCGTTCCTAAGAATAGCGACGAGTGTGTGGCTGCTCTTGAGTTGTTACGGGAGTATCAATGATGCGTGTTTGGTTTTTTCCGCCGATTTTTTTGGCGCTGACTGCATGCTCTACTAAAACAGTAGAAGTCAAAATACCTATTCCTGTTCCATGTATTACTGAAACTATACCAGAACCTACTTATCCTATTGTTAAAGAAGATGCTGGCATATTTGAAAGAGTAAAGGTATTGCTTGCCGAGCGTGAGTTGCGCAGGGGTTATGAAATTAAATTACGGGCAGCACTGTCTGCTTGCGGAGAAATCTAAATGAAGAAGATGAGCAAGAAAATGCATGCCGAAATGATGAAGGCCGACATGCCAATGGGTAAAGGTAAGGCGATGCCTTACGGCAAAGAAATGGGCAAGAAGCCCATGAAAAAGAAGAAGTAGGTAAGCAAGTGAGCGGTGCAGAAAGACTGCACCAACTGCGGCCAATCAAAGCCTCTTTCAGAGTACCGCCTAAATCTTATGACAGGGCGGTACTCTACCCGCTGCGCATCGTGTCCAGCCGCAAGGGTCCACAAAAAGTACAGTTGCGTTGAGGCATACCTTAAATACCGATATTACGACGCAGTAAGGAAGGTTAAAGGCGGGGGTCTGTCAACCGATTGCTTTACGGTTGAGCACTTGCTTGATCTCCTTGAAAAACAAGACGGACGCTGCGCAGTCACTGGCAAGGTGTTCACGTTCAGCGGTAATCTTGTCGGCACCAATGTTAGCATTGACCGGATCGACTCCAACAAGCCTTACTCTGCAGGAAACGTAAGGCTGGTCTGTGCCGCAGTAAATTATATGAAGCGCCGCATGAACGACAATGAGCTTGTCGATTGGTGTCTAGATATCGTCAAAGGTGCAGGTTCGTGGAAATAGAAGACGTTGCACGCAAGCTGATGGCGGATTTTCCGCTGTACGCGAAGAATGTTCTCAGAATTGTGAACAAGAAGGGCGAGATAGTCCCGCTAAAGCTCAACCGTGGGCAGATGATCCTACACGAGACGCTAGAAAAGCAGCTTGCAGAGACAGGCCGCATTCGCGCACTTGTTATTAAAGGGCGTCAGATGGGTATCTCGACCTATGTTGAGGGCCGCTTCTTTTGGAAAACCACTAAGACCAAGAACGCCAACGCATTCGTTCTGTCCCACCTTGCAGAGTCGACCACCGCCATCTTCCGAATGGTGCGCTTCTTCTATGACAACGCAGCCCACCCTATTTTCAAGCCGCCACTAGCAACTAGCACGACCACCACAATGGTCTTTGAGCGGCTGAACTCTCAGTATCGTATCGGTACGGCGCGATCCACCAACATTGGTCGCGGTATGACCAACCGCTATGTGCATGCATCTGAGGCAGCGTTCTATCCCAATAGTGGCGAGATTGTGTCTGGCCTTCTGCAGTCTGTTCCGGCTGATGACTCAGAGGTTGTAGTTGAGTCAACGGCCAACGGTGCCGGTGGCTGGTTCTACGAACAGGTGATGAAGGCGCTACGTGGAGACGGCGATTGGATCGTGATCTTTATCCCGTGGTTCTGGCTTCCGGAATATTCTAAAAAATGTGATCCCTATTTTGAGATGACCAACGACGAGCAGAAGCTGTCGCTGCTTTATGGTCTCACGCCAGAGCAAGCAAACTGGCGGCGCTCAAAAATTGACGAGCTCGGCTCGCTAGACTTCTTTAGGCAGGAATATCCTTGCAACCCTGAAGAGGCGTTCTTGTTCTCTGGTCGCAGCTTTGTTGAAGAAGACTGCCTCATGGACGCAGATCGAGACTGCTACTCACCAGCAATAGAGGGGAGTTTCAAGGACGGGATTATCACGCCGCATGAAGACGGCGCGTACAAGCAGTTTGTAAAGAACATTGATCCCGACGAACGCTATTGCATTGGCGTCGACATTGCCGAAGGACTTGCGCACGGGGATTACTCAGTTGCCCAAGTGCTGGATTCCCTTGGAAGACAGGTTGCATCGTGGCGGCTTCACATCGACCCCTATGAGTATGCGGATCAACTTAGCCACTTAGGCAAGAGGTTTAACCGCGCCTACATTGTTCCAGAGAGAAACAACCACGGTCTGACCACCATCCGGCGGCTGCAGGATTTGGGCTATCCCAACCTGTACATCGAACACACTGTTGATGATGCATACGCAGACAGAATGACGAAACGTGCAGGCTTTTATACGTCTAGTAAAACAAAACCACTCATCATTGATAACCTTGCTGCACTATTACGTAAGCGTGATAGTGGTATAGCAGACAAAGAATTAGTAAAAGAACTTCGAAATTATGTAATTGACGACAAAGGGTCAACTAATGCGAAGGCGGGTTGCTTTGATGACCGAGTAATGGCATATGCCATTGCTCTATTCGGATTAAATACAATGCCACGTAATCGTAAAACATCGACTACAGTGTCTAAATATGAGCCATTCGATAGTGTTGTGGGGTATTGATGTACGAAGACGACATAGAAGACGATGACAATGGAGAAAAAATCGTAACCGCTGCACGCCGCGAAGAGGACTTTGAAGAGCTTCAGGGTCTTGGTCCGCGTCTGCAGTCCCTATTTCGTGAGTACAAAGATGCTCGTAACGACGTTGAGGATGAGTGGCTTGCCAACTTCCGCCAGTTCTTAGGGCAATACGACCCCGAAGTGCTGTCAAAGCTACAGGGTAGCCGGTCAAAAATCTTTGTTGGCCTGACCCGCACTAAGGTGATGGCGGCGTTCTCGCGCATCATTGACCTTCTTTTCCAGAATGGTCAGGACTTTTTTGGTATTGAGCCCACGCCTCTGCCTGATCTTGACCCCACAGAGATGGTTGAGATTACCAAAGTTGCCACTGCAGAGATAATGGAGGCGTCTGGCGCTGTTTCGCCGACACAAGTTCTCGACATTATCAACGAACGCAAAGACGAACTAACCGACGTACTGCGTGAAGAAGTCCGCCGTCGCGCTAAATTAGCTTCTGAAGAGATGATGCTAATCCTGCGTGACCAGCTTGTAGAGGCTGGCGCAGAGCAGAAGATAAAGGAAGCCGTAATGGAAGCCTGCATCTTTGGTACTGGCTGCATTAAGTCAGGTACAGTCCGTATTGACCGCGCCAAGCGTTGGAAGCGCAGCCTTATTAATGGCGTTCAAGCGCATGAACTAACAGTTATTGAGCAGGTCAAGCCAGACATTGAGTCTGTTTCTGTCTTTGATATTTATCCAGACCCTTACGCAACGTGCAACGAAGACCTTCATGGTTTATTCCGCCGCCACGTTCTTACCCGCCGCCAGTTCCGCGACCTGCGTGACATGGAAGGTATGGACGGTGAGGCTATTGAGCAAATCCTAGAAGACAGCCCACGCGGTAACTACGTCGAAGAAGACCACGAGCGCGTCCGCCGCGAAGCTGCAAACATTCGCTTGCAAGCTGGCCCTAACAATCGCTTTGATGTGCTGGAGTATTGGGGATCGATCAATGGCAAAGACCTTATCGACGCCAACGTAGAGCTTCCAAAAGACTCTGACGACTGTGACGAGTACGAAGCTAACGTGTGGATTTGTGCAGGGCGTGTCATTCGTGCAACACTTAACCCAATTCCAGACGGACGCATCCCGTACAACTGCTTCCCTTACGAGCGTAACCCGCACCAGTTTTGGGGAACCGGCGTACCAGCAATGATGCGTGACTCTCAGTCGACCATGAACGCTGCGACCCGCATTTTCATCGACAACATGGCGATTGCATCTGGTCCTATGGTGGAGGTCAATACAGACTTCCTAGAGGCCGGAGAAGACCCACGGGACATTCACCCTTGGAAAGTCTTCTTGCGTAGTGGCGGCGATCCTAACGCGCCTGCTGTGCGTTTTAACCAGCCGGTTGCCAATGCCAGCGGTTTGACCAGCATTATCGAGATGTTCCGCCGCTTTGCGGACGAGACTACGTCTTTGCCGTCATACACTCACGGTGAGACCGCGCAGTCGCTCAATAAGACCGCAACGGGCATGTCCATCCTGATGGGCAACGCCAACATTGCGCTTAAGTCTACTTTGAAGAACGTAGACGACTTTTTAATAGTTCCCATGATTAAGTCACTATACCACTGGAATATGGAGTGGAATGACAACGAAAAAGCAAAAGGGGATCTAAATATCGTAGCTCGCGGATCAACTTCACTTATTCAACGTGAAGTAAGATCACAGAGATTACTGCAATTTCTATCATTAATAAGCAATCCTATGGATATTGCTATTGTAAAACGTAGGGAATTACTTACGGAGATTGCAAAGAGTATGGATATTAATCCAGAAGATGTGCTAAAGACTGACAAGGAACTTGAAATTGAAGCGCAGGCACAACAGCAGCAGATGCTCGCCCAAGGCGGCGCAGGCGGTGAGTTACCTGCAGGCGCAGCCCCAATGGAAGGAATTGATGATCTTTCTAACGGAGCGGCTGGAGGCTTGCAGGGACAAATTGGAGATCGTTCCGGACCACAAATTTGATCAGGGAAGAGCGGCAGAACTGCGCTTCTTTCTTGAACTAGAAGATACCGCGCAAGCGGTTTTGAGCCAGAAGACGACCTCTTAAAGAGATACCCGTCTTCTAAATAAACCAGCGGACACTCCTGCAGCGGACCCGCAAACATTGGTGAGATATGAAAGTAGACCCTGAGAAGCTTGAGCAAGAAGCCGACGAACTTTTGAAGCAGATGATGGAGCAGAACGCGGAACCGGCACAGCCCGACACACCACCGTGGCCCCAAGATGCAGATAACACCCCCGCAGAACCAGCGGACACAGTGGAAGACGGCGAAGAAATGGTTCCACAGGAGGAAGATCGCGGCGATCCAGACCCTGATGACGGCGATGATGACCGGCAAAAGCAGGTACGATTGGCCGAAGAACGTGTCAAGAATGCTCAGTCTCGAATGACAAAAGCGACGCAAGAAGCGGCGGAAATGCGGAAAAATAATCTCGCACTACGCCAGCAACTCGCGGAACTTAGCGCCCAGCTAGCTGAAGCAAGCAACGGAAGTAGTGACGACGATGAAGCATTAAGGGTATCTTCAGAAGAGTACCCCGACATTGTGCTGCCACTACTGAACAAGCTGTCTAAAATAGAAGGCGATTTCAAAC